GCCTACATCAAGGGTAGCGCACCGCGCCTCTCCCCCTCCCTCCCCGAGTGGGTAGATGGGTTCGCCGAACAGCATCTGTTCGACAAGCCCAGCAATGGCGGTGCCCTCCTCATCCACGGACGCTACGCCACTTGCGACGTCAACATCGACAACACCCACCCGTTCATCGACCGTAACCACGGTCTCATTCACAACGGTGTAGTCGCATCCGATAGTTACGAGCCCAAGCATTCCACCTGCGACTCGGAGATCCTCCTCCAAGCCTACCTCGCCGCAGGCAAGGATGGCCTTGCCAAGGTCGAAGGCTACGCAGCCTTCGGCCTCATCGACGCCAAACGCAATGTCCACATTGCACGCGACAACAAGGCCAACCTCCACTGCGCTCGCATCCCCCATCACGGCTGGGCCTTCGGCACCACGCCCGATGCCGTCCGCATCGCAACCCAATACCCATCCCACGAGGTGAAGCCTTGGTCCTTCGTCTCCTTCAGCCCCACCAGTCCACGCACCGGCAAGCTCTCCCAGTGGAAGCTCCAGCCCCCAGCCCCCGTCAAGCCAAAGCTGGCGGTGCAGTCTGACTATCACGCCTACAACGACTACTCCAACTGGCCTAGCCAGCACACCAATGGTCGCTCCTTCCAGTCCACCCTCCTCGATACCAAGTGAAGACCATCCTCGGCCCCTTTGCCGACTTCGCCCTCGGCGCCCTCTGCGCCCTACTCGCAGTGATTGCCGTCCTGATGTACCTCGTCCTGTACGGATGGCGTCCCAAAGACGACGACGGCCCCACCAAGCCCAAGCGTAAATAGCCAGCCCTAGCCAGATCCAAGGGGGAATCGGTCGCTATGATCGGTTCCCCCTTTCTTTTTGCCACGCATACGCGTATCACAGGTTTGTTTGATGTCCCGATGGGCTGCGCCCCTCGGGCAGAGGTCACCACGCTGCCAAGCCAGCCGTCAGTTCGCACGCGCTTACGCTCAGGGCTACGCCCCTCCCTCCCGTCCGGGGCTAGCGCCCTTCGCTTCAGCCTCGGCTCAGGCACCCTAAAGGACTCCAGAACACGGCCCAAGCCCCGTCGTCCCAGACCGGACGTAGGCTCGGGCTACCGCCCTCGCGGTGATTCCAGAACGCTGCCAAGCCAGCCGTCCAATCTACTTGGATGCCTCGGGCTATCGCCCTCGCCACGCATCGCCAATGCCCCCGTAACTTCCACACTGCCGCCACTACTCCCGACACCGGCGCCTCCGGCGCAGCCGCTGGACTCTCCACTGCTAGCGCAGTGGCGCTGCTATCGCAGCGACGAGCAGGGGAGATCCCCTGCACCCCCTCGGACCCCCCACCCCCCCGCCCCTTCCCCCCGTTGACACGGGGGGAGGGGGGCTGCTGCGGAGACGGGGCTCCGCAGCCATTGGGTCCACCCAGTCGGTTCAAAAAAAATTACACAGTCGCCCTGTAACGGAAGTGGCTCCTTGGGGTTTCCCGGGGTATTGAAAGGAGTAGGGGACGGGGGGCGGGGGTAAAAAGTTACACCCAACTGGCCAAATAGTTTCCATTTATTGTTATGGAAGGGGGATGTTGACAGGATGGGGAATATTCCCCAGTGGGAGGTATGAGTGAACGCGCTGCCATTAGGAAGGAAGTGGCCAAGGCCATTGTGGCTGCGGGGGAGAATGGGCGGAGCATTGAGGCGCGGCAGCCTGAGCGGGCGGCTCGGTTGTTGGAGTTGATGGCGGAGGGTAGGAGCTGGAAGAGCATTGTCCGGGACGAGGGGGTGGATTGGTACACGCTGGTGGGTCTAAGGGCGCGGCATAAGGGCTTGATAGAGAAGCGGAAGGAGATTGTGGCGCAGGATGCAATGGAGCTGATTGAGGGGGCTAGGATGCTCCAGCAGGAGAAGATGAAGATGTTGGCCGAGGATGAGGGGGCGCTTAAGCGGGTGAACATCAGGGACTTGGCGATGAGCTATGGCATCTATGCCGACAAGTTCTTTATGGCCACGGACGGCAACCGGGTGACCATTGAGCACAAGGGTGGGGCGCCGTCGATTGAGGATGCGCGGAAGGCCATTGAGGAGGCTAGGGCGGCGCTGAAGGCTGGGTCGCTGGAAGTGGTGGCCCAGGATGTGACGCCCAAGGAATGAGCCTGTCTTGGCAGCCCCACCCCATCCTGAAGCCGCCTACGGCTCAGGAGATGGCTAGGATGAGCCCTGAAGGGCTGGTGAAGCTGCACACGCTCTACCACGAAGCCATCGCCAATAGCAGGCGCGATCCGTACAGGTATGGGTGGGAGCTGCCGCATTGGACCAAGGCCGACCAGATGCTGGCCAAGCGTAAGACGCTGCTGCTGCTTGGGGCCAACCGGAGCGGCAAGACGATGTTTGGGGCCAAGACGGTGGTGAAGGCGGCGCTGGAGAACGAGGAGGCCCTCCTGTATTGCTTCAGCCAGAATCAGGAGACGTCCATCTTGGTGCAGCAGAGTGCCGTCTACACCTACCTGCCGTTGGAGCTGAAGAAGAAGGCGACGGAGGAGACGCACTACATCAGCTATTCGATGCAGAATGGCTTTGCGGGGAACAGCTTGGTGCTGCCCAACCGGAGCCGCATCATCTTCAAGACGTACAGCCAATACCAGCAGAACCAAACCATCCTTGAGGGTATGGAGCTGGGGAGCCTGAGCCCTAAGTGGACGAACGTCGGGGCGTGGTGTGACGAATACCTGATGGGGATGGAGATGCTGGACCGGCTCTACCTGCGTCTGGCCACCCGTGGGGCCAAGATGCTGCTGACGTTTACGCCCAAGGATGGGACGACGGAGACGGTGCGCTACTACTTGGACGGGGCCAAGACGGTGGAGACGCGGCGGGCGGAGCTGCTCAAGGGGATGGAGGTGCCCTACCTTCAGGAGAACGAGCCCAAGAACACGGGCATCGTCTACTTCCACAGCAAGGACAACCCTTGGTCGGGGTATGAAGCCATAGCCGAGCAGTGTAAGGCCAAGGGGGACGACGCCTACACGCTGACGGCGGCCTATGGGGTGCCCACCAAGACGCTCACGACACGCTTCCCGGGCTTCTCCATCGACGTCAACGTCATCGAACCGGAGAAGATACCCAAGAAGGACACCACCCACTTTATGGTGCTGGACCCGGCGGGGCGGAAGAACTGGTTTATGTGCTGGATTGTGGTCGATCCCAGCGACACTTGGTACGTGGTGGCCGAGTGGCCGGACGTCAATGTGGGGGAATGGGCCGAGATGAGGGGTGGGAAGTGGATGAACGGCCCCGGCGCCAAGGGTTTGGGCTATGGGATAGGCGACTACGTGGCCCTGATTGGCCAGATTGAGCAGGACAATGGGCTAAAGCCCTTGGAAAGGCTCATCGACCCCCGTCTGGGTGCCCAGAAGTACCAGACGCAGAACGGGGCATCGTCCATCATCGAGGATTTGAGCGACAATGGCCTCGTTTTTGTGCCTGCCCCGGGGTTGGACATCGAGGATGGCCTGCAAGCGCTGCAAACCAAGATGGCTTACGACCGTAAGAAGCCGATGGACAGCGTAAATCGGCCCCGCATCTACATCAGCAACCGCTGTCAGAACATCATCACGGCCATTCAGGAGTACACGGCTGAGGGTGGGCTGGACGAGGCGTGGAAGGACCCCGTGGACGTCCTCCGGTATGCTGCCATAGCCGACATCAGGCACATTTCACCCGGCCAGATGGCCATAACCCGCCCTAAAAATGCCTTCTACTGACGCATCCACCAATGTGGCTTGGTGCAACGACTTGGTTTCGTTCAAAGACCTTGCCAATGAGCTGAAGATCACCCGTTTCCAGCTTGCCCGCATCCGGGACGAGAAGCTGGCCGACGATGAGCACGGCATCCTTGACGGCAAGCACTGGTTCACCCGGGCTGGGGCCGACAAGGTGAGGCTTGCGGTGGCTGTGCCGCTGGCGGTGCCCAAGCGCATCCGTGTCCGGGCCGTCAAGGCGGCCCCCAACCCCCATTGGATTTATTGCATCCCTGAAGTGGGGCTGGGGGACAAGGTGTTGGTGGCCGTGAAACCCAGTTGGTGTGATAGGCTTGTGGGCAAACTCATCAACGTAGACGTCATCGAGGACGCCAACGGTGGAAAATCATACCGACACGAAGCTCTTGGCGGGCGTTGACCCGACCCTCAATCCGGCGTGGCAAGCCGAGCAGATGGACCGTCTGCTGGGGTTTGAGATACTTACGCGGACCCTGAGTGCCTGCTACCAGCCTATGGCCCCTGAGCTTCTGGCCGACAAGGTGGGGGCCAACAAGTCTTTCAGCAACAAAATCATTGTCGGACTTCAGCGCAAGCTTTGCCCCAAGGAATGAAAACGAACAACACCGAGGCCCTCACCTACGTCGGCAAGCAGCCGGACGTCCTTGCGCTCAAGACCGCCTACGACCGGACGGTGAACGATCTGGCTTGGTATCTTAGCTCCACCCGTGACAGCTTCGACTACCGCCGCTGCATCTGGCCCAACAAAGCCAAAGACCTCCGCAAGTGGGGACCCGACGCCTTCCCGTTTGAAGGGGCGTCGGACACGGAGGTGCCGCTCATTAACAACTTCATCAACACTTACGTTGCGCTCTGTATGTCCGCGTTGTCGCGGGCGAACATCCGCGCCTACCCCGTAGAAGTGAGTGACCTTGGTCGGGCTCGGGTGACGTCGGCGTTCCTGAAGTGGATGGTGAGCAGCTACATCCCCGATTTCAAGCGGCAGATGGAGCTGGGCGCCAACTACCTGTTTGAGCGTGGGATTATGGTGACCTA